ATAGTTCCCACTTATTAACTTGTGTTTTATCTAAGTAGTTCCCTAATCCATAAATTTTATTTACAATTAAGTCATAGTATACCCATGCTGGATTATTACACCATGAATTATAAAATTCTCCTGCCCAAGCTTGTTCAAGAGTTTCCATTGCTCCTGTGGATTGGTTTCTTCTATAGTTTGCTGGAATTAAAACTTGTTCTGTTGCTGTAACCGTATCTGAGTCTCCATCTCCATTTGTTATGACTCCATTAACTACACTAGTACTTGCTGCTACATTTCTTACGTATAATACATTTCCTACTTTTTTATCTACAAGTCCATTAGAAAACATTGCTGCAGTTATGGTTCCTGTACAATTAGTAGATGTTAGAGTTTTGAAACCCCCTGCACCACTATTGGCAGTTTCGTCCCAAGGTTGGTTTAATTTATAAGTGAACTGTGTGGCACTTGTTACTGAACATACAAAAGTTCCTTCGTAAAAGTCTTGGTCTTGTGTAGCATCAGTTCCAATAGTACAAGTAAAGGTGTCCCCTGTAGTCATTCCGTGAGCTACTGCACAAGTTCCTGTTGCTAAGTATCCTTGCTCTGTTTCTTCTCCATTTTCTGCTTCATCTTCTGCTACTTTTATTTCTGTTGCTGCAATTGAAGATATACTTATTGTCTGTGAAAGAGAGTCTCCAACTGCAAAGTCAGAGGCGTCACTTAAAGTAAGTTTTCTGCCATTATAATCTATAGGCCAATGGTTTTTAGGAATTTGGATTTCTTTACCATCAATTTCATAACCCCTTGCTGGAATATTACTAAATTGTTCGGCATCTATTACGCCACCTACATAAGCCGTATAAGGATAGCTTAATTTATCAGCTATAGAAGCTTCTATACTATCTATATAGATAGCATTTTGAATCATGTAGGAGTTATCATCGGGACTCTTTGGACTACTAGCACTTCTTTCCACTCTTACAGACCAATCGGTCATTCCATTATAAGTGCCGGCAGTTCCTTTAAAGTTTTCTATATTAAAACCGAAAGTATGAGCATATTTACCACTAACTTTACCTGTAAAGCCTGTGTTAAATATAGGTTGATTGTGTGCTACCCCATCAATGTCTATCCAATGAAAATGTATACTAAAGTATACTGCAGTTCCATGAATGTCTCCTTTGTTATCTCCCTTTTTAATAACTTTTGACATACCTGTAGTAGAGATAGTAACTTTTATATAATCTGTTTGTGCTTTCTCAAATGTTCCACTAGAAATGGTTTGATACTGAGGTTCCCCTACTAGAAGCTCTGCTCCACCTACATCTTTTAAGAATGAGGCTGAAGGGTAAGAACCAAAGAAGGCGTCGTCTACTCCTTGATTAGCTGCTCCATTAGCAGTAACCATTTTAAAATTAGTAAAATTAGGCTCAGCGGTTATTTTACCTGTAGCTTGGTTTACATCTCGTAAACGAACTTCATCAACAAGAATAGAAGCATCACCATATACTAACCCTTTGATTGGGCCTTCTGCTATAGCATCAATAAACGAGGCACTTTGCCTCGCATACATATTATCATCTGCTTCATAAGTATCTCCTCCGCCGCCTTTACCGCCGCCAGAGCCTCTTACTTGAATTAGTTTTTGTTTAATAGTACTCATTACATTGGGTTTATATAGCCGATTCCTGGTACGTAAATACCTCCTCCGCCACCGCGTCCTCCTCTACCTCGGTTTGCATTTTGTCCTGATCTACTTCCAGGAGTTCTAAAATCAGTGATACCTACTAAGGCTCTTTCTTTACTGATTTTTTGCCATGAAGTTGTTGTAAATATTGAAGCAGAAACTGTTTTTGATCCAACAATTGCTCTACCATATACTAAGGGAATGGGTTGACCTTGTTTAACTGTGTTGATTGGGCCACTAAATAAGTAGTTTTCTGCTTTTTCTGACTCGTTTCCATCTGGTACGTCAGGAGAGAGCATCATTGCAGCTCCTCCTAATGCTAGTCCCATACCTAAATAAGATAATGCTGTTCCCCAGCCTGTAGCTAAAAATCCTGTTGCTGCTGTAGTTACTGAAACCCCTCCTACTACAGAAGTTGTTGCTGCTGTACCCATAAAGCCTGGAACAAAGGCTGCTCCAAAACCACCCGTTATAGCAATAAGAGTTACTCCCAATACCATAGTTAAAATAGAGTTCTTTGAACCAGCAATTACTGGTACAAAAGTATAAGACTGACCCATTCCTGGATCTTGAATTACTAGTTCTTCTAAAGATTCGATGCCTTCGTCTCCTATTAGAACTTCATAACCTTGTATTCCTTCACTATCTGCTATAAATTGTCGCATACCAGGACGTTGAGACATTATAGCCTGTAACGCTTCTGAAGGAGAAGAAACTGCTAAGTCCCACTCTTCTCCGTATTTTTCTCCTAGTATTCCTTCTAAATAGACTTTTCTCATATCATACTCTTATGTCTTACTACTGCCCTAGTTATGTGATTCCAAATCCCATTATAGTTGTCTCTACATGATAATCTGTTTGGTGCATGATGCAACATTCTTCCTCGTCCTACATATATCCCTGCGTGATTGGCAATTGGTGAATTTAGAGCCATTAAAATAACGTCATGAACCTGGAGGCTACCATCTGTTACTTCTACAAATCCTTCTTCTTCAAAGTTCTCCAAATAGAGATTTTTTCCCTTTTTCCAAAATTCCCACTCATAGTCTCGTGGGTTGACAATTATATCTAGAGTCTCGAAATAATCTTGCAAGATAGTGAAACAATCATAGACGCCAAAAACGAAAGGTCTTCCCAGCAATTCATAAGCTTCTTCTTTCGGTTCCAATTTTATCCATTCATCATTTTTTCCAAAAATGTACCACGGCACTCCTAATCTATCGCACGCTGCTCGGTCTATAGTACTAGGTGTTGGTGACTCGCCTGGGTGACTATGTACTACACCTACTATATCTCCTTTATCTGCTACTGCTTTATACTCTAAAGGATCGATTGTAAAATCGCTCTTTGGATTATCTGCTTTATTTTTGCAAGGGTGCCATTGCACTCTACCTCTTTCAACTGAAAGAAGTCCACACGCTTCTATATCTTTATTTTCATAAACATATTGTTTTATATCTTCTAATACTGGTTCAATCATTAGTATAATGCTGCTCCTGGGAAACCGCCAAAAGGTAACTCAACATTTCTGCTTTTTCTTATACCTATATCGGCTACTGCTGTTGCTCCAGAGCCACTTCCTCCTGTTATTGTTACGTTAGGTTTTGTTGTATACCCACTTCCAAAGTGAGTTACATGAATATATTTTACTTTGCCACTTTCTATAGTTGCTACTGCCGTTGCTCTATCTGTGCCAGAATCTGGAAGGTCTACTGTTACTGTAGGTGCGCTTGTATACCCACTTCCACCTGAAGTAGAGTTTCCTCCAGACATTGCACCACCTGTTGCTATACTAGTTACTCCTTGGTAACCCGGTTCGTGTCCATAACGAATTGCACATGAATTTAATCTTTTACCACATACATCTCCAAATTCCCAATAACTTATATTAGTAGGTTTTACAATATCGTCTGCACTATCGCCTGTTGCAAGTTCATGAGCAACTATACATTTATATAGTGTTACTCTTGTTGCTTGAACATAGCCCATTGTACTTACTGTATCTCCATCTACACTATTATCATCTTCGACTGTTATAGTATAAGTGCTACCACTACCTTTTGCTTTTACATAGACAGGTACGTTCTTATAATTTTGGTCAGCATGAGTAAATCCTTTTAATATAGTAAAATCCCCTACACTAAAAACATCTCTTGCGGCTGCATTAGCTAGGGTTAGAGTTCTTTCATTTGTTCCGTCAGAAACGGCGGATACGGGATATAGTCCTCCAATTGGTCTGTAATATTCTACATAATCTCCTACAGAATAAGAGGTTGCTTTATATAAATTAGCTTTTCTCTCATTTGTATCACCTTGATCTCCCCATACAGCATAGTTAGTTACTCTATTATCATCTTTATCAAAGTATAAAGTATAAGTAGTAGGACTATCACTTCCACCTGGGATATTGTATCTTGATACAGCAAATCTATTATCTACTGCCCAGTCACAACCACCTTGGTCACTATCTTTATATTTCCAAGGACAGCGTGCTGCTATTATCGATCTTCTAGGTAACTTTATTCCTTGTACATCAAATGCACTTGCTAGTTCAAACTCTACCATAGTTGCATCTTCTTTTAGTTTTCTTTCTATATAGTAGACGTCTCGATTAAACTCTACAGGAGGATTTGTGCTTAAGTACTTTTCTAATGTTCTTCTACGAATTACTTTGGCTCCTATTAAATCATCAAATTTAGCAAGATTAGCACCCCAATATTGATTTATGTTTGCAAATCTAACAGTAGGTCTAGGTAAAGATCCTGTTCCTGATCCTCTTATTTCCCAACCTTCTGATTCTACAGGAAATGCAGAGTATGTTTGTAACCCATACTTAGTAGAGGTAGTAGATCCAAAATCTGAGTCATCTAATAGACTGTACCAAGTAATATCTGCAGTACCATTTGCTCCATTGTGAAAGTATAGCTTATCTACACCAGCTCCTCCAATATCACTATCTTGTAAATAAACTTCAAAAACGGTTATTAAACCGCTTGATTGTTCTTGTCCTTGTAAATCAGATACTAACGCATTGTTAGTTCCTGTTATTGGTTGGCTCATGCTTCAAATACCTCTCTAGCTTTGGCATCTAAATTGTAGTAATCATCATATTGGAGTTGTCGTTTAAAATCCTCTATAACTACTGTAACAGTTTCCTCCCCATCAACTGCATGAGGTACTGTTAACTTACATGTGCTTACGCTTGCTAGAGTAGTAAAAAATTTATATAATTTATCAATATCTGATTTAGTTCTATTATTAAACTGTAATGACCAACTTCTTGGAGTGTTATTTATTCCGTCTGCTGCTCTCATTTCATAGCCATCTCCAAATTGTGCTATTAGTACACGAGGTTTTGGAGATTCAGAAACTCCTCTATCATACACGACCTTTCCACTAAAGCCCGTTATATTAGTGCCCGCAGATACTGTGCCTCCTCCTGTTTGTACTGTATTTGTTGCTAGTCCTAATGCCATTATCCGCTCCTACCTTTACTGCCTTGTTGATTTAATAATCCTCCAGGTCTCATTTCTTGTTGTAAGTGTTGTTGTACTAGACCTCCAAGTGCTCTACCTAATCCCTGCATATCTCCAGCACCATCTGTTGTAGTATTGGCTTGACCATTTCCAGACATATTAACAGTAACGTTTACAACATTACCGCCCGGTTGTCCTTTCATTTCTACTGGAATAGCTCTATCATTTCCTAGTGGTACGACTGCCTCTGTACCGTGAAGAGTTGCTAAATAGCCTGATTCTGGGCCACTTGCTACACCCCCTGTTGCAAAAGATTTACCACTTGGAGATAAGATTCCTCCGTATCTTGCTGGTAATCCGAATCCCATAGTACTTAACATTTTTAGTGCTGCCGCTTTCATATAGGCAGCTGCTAAGTCAGCAAGTACTTGTTTCATAACGCCTTTCATAGCGTCTCCAAAAGATTGTGTTCCATCTATTAGAGCCATAAACATATCTTGAAAACCTTGAGACAAAGTATTTTGAACACTATTTGCTAGTTCTGTTTCTATTTTAATTTGGGCGGAAGCATTAGCAGTTTTC